GATGAAATAGCCAGAATTTCCTCGCCCCTTGCGTGGGGTGCGTCGTGGGAACTGACGATAACGATTAGATCCGAATTCGTAACCTGCCCAGAGGTCTTTAGTTGATCCTCCACCAGAGAAACGCTGAAACGCGAATCCATAAGAGAACTCGCCAATCTTCGAGGTTTTGGAAACTTTAACGCCACTTGTAATGCGATCGACAACGGCTTGTCCGAAGGTTCTGGTGATGCCGTAGGCCTTAACTTCATTGGCTGCATATTGAGCCAGCGCAAAACTCTCGCGTTTAGCCGCATCAACAGCTTCATCGTCCATCGCTTTGAACGCGGTAATGATTGAACGAAGTTCGCGCTTGTCATAGCTGATCGGTAACTCATCTGCCACCTTTGCGCTCCTTCAATATCTCAATCGCCGTTAGAACTTGGTCTATGTCAGTCCATTCACTCATCGGAATACCGGTTGCAATTGCAATCTCGATTATTAGTCGGTTGATGCTTCCGGCTTCGAAACTTTTGGGCTGTCATCTCCAATCGTCATTTCTTCTACCGATAACTCCCACACTTCTTGGGATTTAGTCGGTTTCCCAGCCGCGTCTCGCTTGTAAGCAAAGTAGGCTAGGTCGAGGAAGTCCGCTTGCTGGTAAGCCGAAATATCCTTCATCGAATAAATTGACTTGCCTGTTTTGCGTTCCCACTTCGCCCACTCTGGGAGTCCAGCGTTGTAGGTGACTTCCTCGCCATTCGTATATTTAATTGTGATTGCTAACTTCATCTCCCGATTCTCCTGATCTCTTAGCTGAAGGTCTCTGTTACTTCACCCTTTGAAACTTTGAAGTTGAAGGAAACTGTTTGTGCGTCAATTCCTGATCCGCCAGCTGTTGGGAACTCTGGAAGGATTGGGAAAACAAATTGTGCGCCAGTTGCAGCGGTTAGGGTTACGCTAATTGTTGTATCTGGTGCGGATTCTGCTGCTGCCCAAAGTGCTTCGCATACAGAGTTAGCCTTCCCCCAGTCTGCGAGCATATCGAGCTGGAAAGTGCCTTCGATATTAACTGTCTTGTAAGCCTCGCCGTCGAGAGTTTGATACGTCTCGCGAACGTTGGTCTTGGTCAATACAGCGTTTGTCGCTTGGGCTTCGATGTCCGTTCCACCTGTGAAAGACAGCGAAATGTCGCGACCGGTAATTACTGTGGTTGCCACTTTTTCTCCTTAGTTGGTTTGTGTGTAATAGGTGGAAACGCGAATATCAGCGACCAATAAATTGACCGCGCCCACTTGCGTTACCGATGGCCGTTCTACTGGGCCGACTGTGTAGCCGTCCGGAATTACTGCCAAAACTGAAAATATCAGCTGCTCAAGATTGTCGAGAGATGCTGGGTTGGAAAGATAAGCGACTCCACAGGTGATTGTCATATTGATCTTGGCGTGAATTGTTGAGTCGTTAATTGTGTTTAATTCTAAGTAAGGTGAATCTGGGACAAGAATAACCGCTGGAACTTGCACAGCTTCGGGAACGTATGAATAAACGTTAGCCGAAACGGAGGCGAGTGCAGTTGCCAGCGGTGTCCGGATAGAAGATAAAACTGTGGAGGCAGGCATTAACCCACCATCGCATCGGTATCAAGATATGGGCCAAGTAGGCCAGTTACCTTTGCCAATAAATTCTTTGAAAGTCTGTAAGGCGTAACTGCAAAATCTACGCCTTCGATTGATCCTCCAGCGGCAGTTCTGGCTTGGAAGATTTCGACAGAAATAGCCAATACTGCAGCTTCGACGTTTGCATTTCCCACATAGGTTGATGCGCCAGAGAGCGCAGCGTTTCCGGCTGGGATAATGTTCTTTTCCAATACGTCAGCATTTGTGATGGCGGCGGTAAATACATAGGGGCCAATTAAATCATCTGTAACTGTGTGAGTGCCGTTGAAAGGCGCTCCGACACTTGTGATGACAACCGATTGACCTTCGGTGAATTCGTGAATTGTCGCGGTGTGGAAATAGGCGACATTGTTCTCTAAAGAAACTTTATCCACTTTGCTCTGGAAGGTGACGAGCATTGGAAGAATAATGTTTTCTGAAGCATCGCAAATATCGTCAAGATAAGCGTCTGAATAAAGAGATGACGAGACGCCAAGAATAGTTCTGAGCTGTGAGGCTGTAACAATTGTTGGCATCTCGCCGTCCTTTCGATCTAGAGGGTGACAGGCCAGCTCGGGAGCGGACTGGCCGTCACTTTTAGGGTTCTAACTACGCAACCATCCACTTGTAAGCGCCAGCTGCAACCTTTGTTGCGAGTGCGCCGTAGCCGTAGTAAGCGACCTCAATTTGGCCGTTTAGTGCGACGTTTGTTTGTAGACGGAAACGTGAGGACTCATACCAAGTGTATGCGTCTGGGTTGATGATGATAATTGAGTTATCACCGGTTGGAGCTGCGGTTGCGAGGTTACGAGCAACGCGGAGGTTTAGTCCGAGAACGTTGCCGCGAACTGCGCCACCGGAGAGATTGCCACCTTGATTTGATGGGCCAATGAGATTCTGGTAAATCGGACGACCACCATCAGCAAGGTTCATAATGTTGCCCCATTGTTCTGGAGAAACGAGAATGTTTGTTGCAGTTCCGAGAGTTCCCTTATAAACGGAAACTGAAGCATCGGATACGAAGTCAAGGAAACCAGCAGCATCGAGAGTACGGTTGCCGCCATCAGTTCCGCCAGCAACAAGGCCAGCGATTACTGCGACGTCTGTTGCCTTTGCGTATGCGTATTCCATTTGACGAACGAGTTCATCAAAAAACGCTGGTGAAGAACGATCGAGAAGTTCAACCGAGAAGGTTTGTCCTCCGGCATACTTCTTAACGGATACTGAAAGGAATTCGTTTGTCATTCCTGTTTCATCAATTGCAGCTGCTTCAGCTTCTTCGCCGACTGTTGGGACAGCGGTAAGCTTAGGAATCTCGAAAGACATTCCTGCATCTGGTAGAACGCCGCTTGAAACTGAATCAACAGCTGGGCGATCTGCGTTTGAAAGTGGGTTGATGATTTCTGTCAATTGACGGGTTGGGATGAGACCAGCGTTGTTGCTTGTGGTGTCATCTGCGGCCATTACATACTGACGAGCAGCATCATCACCGAGCTTAGCGCGAACGCTATTCTCGAGGTATTTCGCCTTTGTGAACTCAAGGCGAGGAGTTGTGTAGAACGCTGGGCGTGAAGCCGAGACAGTTTCTACTTTAGCTGCTTCTACCGCTTCTTCGACGGCAGGAGCAGGAGCGGTAGTGTCAGACACGTGGTCTCCTTCGGTTGGTTTGTCTGCATCAGCGGTTGCCGGAGCAGAATCTTCTTTTGGCGCTTCGTTCTCGGAAGCAGCAACGACCTCAGCGACTCTTGCTGAATCTATTGCCGGATCTGTGACAAGACTGACTTCATCGAGAGTAGCTGACGTAATTTGCATAACGCCCTTGTTATTTGTCCACTCGTTAATTTGTGCGCCGACGCTGAATCCATCGCGGAGGCCTTCGGTTGCCTCGACTAGCGCATCTTCGCCAGCCATTGTGTTGGCAATCTTGAACGTGGCAACAATTCCATTTGGTGTGACTTCGTGGCTCATCAACTTACCAATTGGGCGAGTGCGATCGTGCTCCAGCAGCAATTTAACAGGCTTCATTTCAATTGAGTCAGCCGCGAAAACTGTTGGCCCGACTGAGGTGTTACCCTGCTCGTTCCAAGTGACAATCGTTCCGCTAATTGTGCGCTTTACTGTATCGGCCGCAGTTACGACCATTGGCATATTAATCTTCATTGGGGATTAAGTCCTCCTCGCGTTGAATTTGCTCAACGCTCATCGCGCCGATGCGGTTTAAGATTTCATAAACTTGCGCTCTCTCTAAAGCGTTGCCGCGTAGGAAGTCGTCTAACGAGAACCGCACCATTACGGGGTTAGGGACGAAATCCGGAAGGGAAAGCCTTTCCTCAATTGCCTTGAGAATGGGGCGAAGTGAGAAATCAACTAGTGAGCGCCGCTCGGACACAGCGTTTGAGTAAGTCATCGAAGTCGTTTCGGCGCTCAAGAAGTAGGCTGGGATTCCGCAAGCCCGAGCCAATTCTAAAGCCACATATTGACGAGCTTCGGCTAATTGTAATGACTTTGGATCGAAGCCAAATTCTTTAAGATCAACGTCTGCATTGAGGAACGCAGTCGAGCGAGATTGACGAGCTGTGCGCCAAGCGCTGAGAAGTGATGAAACTCTTTCAGCGGTTAAGTTTGTGCCGTTGCTCTTGAGAATCATTGAAGGGTTAGGCTCTTTGGCGTAATTAACTGCTGCGTTCTCAAGATATACCGCTGCGCTAATTGTTTTACCAGCGCGGTGCAACAATCCTTCATCTGGGCCATCAAATCGAATAAGTGAGCCGACTCCAGAATTAGGAACCGCCATTCCATCAACTTTGTATGACTCGATTACTGTGTTGCGAAAATCTGTATCAACTGTTACGCGCTCAGGGCTTACGCGAGTCCAAGCTCTGACTCGACCGCCATCGGTTGTCGAATACATTTCCAAGACTTGTCCATAGCCAACGCCATAGAGCCAAATATCTTCGGCAAGCCAGTTATAAATTACAAAGCCAGCAACGCGAGGATCAGGTTGATTGATAACGCGATGCGGATCTACATATTGACCGGTAATGCGATTGATTGTTGTGAGCGGTAGCGAGCCGATAGTGCCGCAGATGATATTGCGAGCGCGAGCAACTGAAGGAACGCTCATAGCCAATTGGCGCGTTGAATTTGTAGCACCGCCAAGAATGTTATAAACCGAATCGGTGATTTGCACCGGAGTCAATGCGGCGGTTACGTCGCTAACCTTTTGCGGCGTTTGCGCGGTTACTTGTGGAAAGAAGAAATCTCTGATAGCACCCATTGAGCCTTTATTGTAAAGGGTCTGTGCTACAGAATTACTATATCCACTCCATCATTCGATTTTGTGGCGAAGTGAGTCGCCATAGCAGATGCCACAGCTCCACAGATAATCGCATTAGAGACTTTGCGGCCCATTACCCAACCGCCGTCACCGAAAGGCAACTTGACGGCGGATAGGCATTGTTTAGTTAGTTCATCTTGTCCCGAGTGAACTAACCGCTGAGATGAGATTGCTCCCAGTAACTCATCACAGCTTTGGGCATAGTCAAGACCATCTATCGGCTCAGTCCGTATCCCTGCCGGTGCTAATCGCGCAGCAACGGCAGAAGCGGTTCTCGCAGAATAGGCAACGAGCTGGACGGGATACTTTCGCACCCAATCCGCCAAGTCATTAGCCAAAGACTTATCATCGAGGTTAGACGGATTGTGCCAAGTTTGCAGGAGGATCACTTGGAACTTATCACCTTCGAGTTTCTGGCTAGCGACTAACGCCGCTTGTTTTCTGTCCGGACTGAGATCAATAGCCAGCCAAGTATCTGCCTCTGGATCAAGTCTGAGACCCTCGACCCGACAAGATTCCCATTGAGACGGATTGATGACTGGATTGATGGTATCAACCCATTGGCATAAGACCTCTGTGCGCACAATATCTTCGGGGTCTGACAACACGGCGCGGATATTGTCAGGGTGGACTGTGTAACCAAGTGAGGGATTGGCTTGGCAGACACCTAGCCAAAAGTCTGATGAATTGTCAAACTTAATACCTTGAGGTGCGCTCCACTCGAACCAACCAATGTCATCAGAGCCGCCGTGAATGGCTGCGTAGGCTCTTTCGCGTAATTTGTTTAGCACTATTGAGTGCTGATCTCCAGCGTTTGAATAAACCCATATTTGAGGATTGGGGCTAGCCATTTGGGTATAACGCAGGGCAGACCAAACGTCCTCGTCTTTATATTCTCGAGCTTCGTCCAAGTGGATAGTTTCAGGGGCGGCGATACCTCGACCAGCTGAGTTATTAGCTCGGACGATATATCGGCGGCCTTCAGTAAATTGCAATTCTTGAAATCCCTTACTTTCTAGCTTCTTAGTGAATTCGGCGGCTAGTCGGGGAGTCTGCTCAATGATTCCGTAGATTTTGTAAAACAATTCGGCTGAGGTTGTGAGTTTGTGAGCTGTGTGGACTTGTAATTTTTCTTTCAAAACGTAGATTCTGAACAAGATTTGAAGCGCCATAAAGGTTGATTTGCCCTGTTGTCGGGCGCATAACAAGGTGACAACTGGGTGCGCCCA